GGGCTATGCCTGTGGCACACTGTTGCCATTAGGTTCGGTAGGACACGAAGACGCGAGACATGAGTGTGGGTATGGAGCCACCGAGCTCCACCCGAAAGTTCTGGAGACTTTTGGCTTCACCAGACGTAGTGTATACTACGTGACAAGAGGAGTGTGCACCAATCCATTGGAACCAACACTCCTCACGAACGGCCAATACAATCCAGAATGGCTCTCATCGATCGTGTTTTCACATACGTCGTACGTCCTGCGCTACGCAGGAAAATTCGACGGATGCGACTTCTTCACCCTTAACGAGCCCACTACCCTAGTACCCAAGAGGATGTGTGGCCCACTGGAAACTGTGGATGAGGCATGGGAGGGTGCCTTAGGTTTCTTAAGGGAGCACGGAGTCTTGGATGAGGTGAAGGCCAGGGTTTATCACGAACCCCAGACACTTCCAGAGGCAGACTTCACTGCATTTGACGGAGGAGAACGCGCAGAGTGGGGGTTAGTCAGTAAATACGTTGACGACGACCTCAGACCTTCGTTCCACTCCCTGCAGGTGAAGAACGCCGACTCGAAAACTGTGACCGGACAGCAGGCATTGGACAATTTGCAGCTAGGAAGGCACAAGTACGAGAGGAAGTATGGCCCAAGGGGGTATAAAGTGGTACGGCCGCCGCAACCCAAAACGTGCAGCTCATGCCGCATAAAACCCCCCCTCAAGTACAGGTGGAAGCACCGAGTGTGCAACCGTTGCTGGAAGTGCCTCGACACGTGCGGTGCCATAACACCAATGGGGCACGACATAATGAGGAACAAGACAGTGGCGGATGGAGCACCGGGACGCGTTCATTTGTACTCGAGCACCTTACCCCCCAAAAAGAAAAAATGGAATCAAGTACACATTCCAACCGGAGCAATCACGATGCGCGTCAGAGACGCGCCGTGGATGCAAGGCGTGGAAACGATGGAAAAGATTCTGAAAGTCACGGCCAACGATATCTACAAGATAGACACCAGCTTGGAGAAGCAGAAGCAGGAAGCTGTCTTGGGGGGAATCGCGATATCCGGCTGCTACCCAATGGTCACGAGGAAAGGGCTCTACGCACGCATGCAAGCGTTGATAGGCAGAGCCTTTCTTCGGAAGCCGAAGAGTGACCCGGTCGCCTGGGCAAAATTGGAGGAGATGAAGCACCTCATCTTGCCAAAAGGCGCACTCGACGGGCCACAAATGGACGTGGAGGACTGGATTGCAACCATGCCGGGTACGCGCAAGCGTGCCTTAAAACGAGCATGGATACAATACCAGGCGGACGGATCGCTCGACGATAAGGACTTGACCTTCTCTGCTTTCGTAAAGCAGGAGCTCCTCGCTGCATTCGAGGAGTTTGACGGGTCAGTGTCCAAGGAGCTCGAGGAATCGATCGCCCGCATGATCATGGCCCCACAGGAAAAGGCCCACCTTGTTGTGGGCCCCGTGATCAAGCCGAAACTCCTACGGCTAAAGGCCAACTGGAACGACGAAAACTGGCTGTTTTATGGTGCAACAACCCCCAAAAAGTTGCAGAAATGGCTGGACAACAGTGTCGGAACCTGCCCTGACGGAGAGGTCTTCGTCTTTTGGTGTGATTTTTCAATGTTTGATTGCACGCATTCCAAGCACAGCATGAAACTCATTGAAAGTTACTACCAGGAGATGGAAACAAATCCGCAGTTCAAGGCGGTCATAGACGCGTGGCGTTATCCAGGAGGGACCATGGGGGAACTGAAGTTCAAGCTCCAGGAAATAATGCTTGCTTCAGGACGAGACGACACCGCACTCATGAACGCCATGTACTGCGGTTTTGTGATGGGCATGGCCGTGGCGGCGGCAATAAAGAATAAGCCGCTAGAGGAACTAGACGCCGAGGATCTGCGTAATGCTATGGCTTAGGTGAGGATAAGCATATGCGGAGACGACACCCTCGGCTTCTTGCCCAAGGCCATGTGGCCAAGGCGGGCTCAAATCATGGCAAGCATCGAGAAAAACTTGGCACGATTTGGGCTCGTATCAAAGTTAGACTGCTCCAACTACCTGGGGAGTGCAGTCTACTTGGGGATGCGCCCCTACAACGTGCCGACCCCCCTCGGGAGGCAATGGTTGTGGGGGCGCACAATTGGTCGAGCAGCCTATAAACTAGGATGGATGCTCGACCTCAACAAGGGCGACCCAGCAGCGTGGGCAACGGGAGTTGCCGACTCGATAGTGCTGACCCAGCCCTACGTGCCATTGTTGTCAGACTTGGCCAGGAAGACGGTGGAACTGAGGGTAGGGTGCCGCCGCACCCCAGTCCTCGAGGACCCCAACAAACCCTGGACGACCTGGACACCGCACGAAAACCTTGGGACTCTAACGTACGACGATGTCACTCTCGAGTGTCTCAATTTGTCCTACGAGACTCCCACCCTCTATGGGCCCGAACGGCCGGTTGGTCCTACTGTCGCCGCCTTAAAGCGCAGTAAGATCAATATCAGTAAGATCGATCGTATTCCTTATAACCTGGCCGACGAGGCCTTGCAGCACTGCTGTAATAAGGACGACAAGTGATCTGAATAACCAAGCGGGTGGCCAGACCTTAGAGCAAAATCCTTTCTGTTTTGACGATTTTATTGCCAGTCAGAACTCTACGCCACAATGTCGCACTCAAATCTCAAAACTTTGGATCAGGTAGCTCAAACTATCTGTTTGCCAAATGAACGGGCACCAGTCCGCCTGCCTACTTACCCGTCCATAGACAAGACGGCCTTGTTTCGCTACCGTTATCAAGATACGCAGAGTCTAAGAGACGACGCTCTCGTTCCCGCGGGAGCGTTGACAACCTTGAACATCCCTGGACGGAAGCGGTACCTTCTTAGTCGGGACCCGGCTGCCCCTTTGTTAGTAGATGCGGTTCATCTTCTACAAAACACATGGGGCCTGAACCCGGCCGGATTTGATGGTACCATCTTCATCCGGGGAGAGAGCACTATGATCGTTGACTCCATCGTGGGAACCAACACGGTTAATAGTGTGGACTATGACAACTGTTACCCCATTGAGTATTACAACACTCTTCCTGCCGGGAGACTCGATGGGAAAGAATGGTTTGTCGTCCCAAGGACGCTGGACTCGAGAGGGAAGTCGCAAGGCTTCCTGGATCGTATCACTGTCGGACTAGTCTCGGAAGACACTGGGTCTCCCCCTGAGGCCAACCCGTTGGGCAGAGGGCTGATTCGCAAGTATCTGCACAATGCGCCAATGCCTG